ATATTAAATGAATTGAATTATGATATCATAAAATTTGATGTAGGAGATATAAGAAATACTTCTGTAATAGAAGATATAACTAAACATAATATATCGTAAAGAAAAGTGTTAAGTATGTTTAATAAAGAAAAAAAAAAAAAAGTTATTTTAATGGATGAAAAAGATGGAATGAATAATGGTGATAAAGGAGGAATTAATTCATTAATTAAATTAATCAGACCAAAAAAAACAAAAAAACAAAAAAAAGAGAACTTTTCTTATAATCCAATAATATGTATATCTAATTATAAAATTGATAAAAAAATTAAAGAATTAATTAAAGTGTGTAATACATTTGAATTAAAAACTCCAAATAAATTACAAATTAATAATATAATAAATAATTGTATGCCCAATTTAGATTTAAAAGAAATTAATAAAATAGAAAATTATTGCCAAGGGGACTTAAAAAAAATATCTAATATGATAAAAATTCATAATCTTGATAATAATTTTTTTAAAAATGATAAATTTGATGATCTATTTCAAAAGAAAAACTATAACGATGATACAAAAAAAACTACACAGTTATTATTTAATGAAAAATTTTCTTTATCAGAACATTCATCTGTAATTAATGAAACTGATAGAACAAGTATTGGCTTATTATGGCATGAAAATATAATTGATACAATTGATTCTATAAAAAGTAATAAGAAAATTGATTTTTATATAAATCAATTAAATAATATTTGTTTTGCGGATTATATAGATCGTATTACTTTTCAAAATCAAATATGGCAATTTAACGAAATGAGTTCATTAATTAAAACATTTTATAATCATAAATTATATCATGATTTTGATAGTAATAAAAATGTTCCAAATGATATAAGATTTACAAAAGTATTAACTAAATATTCAACTGAATTTAATAATATTCAGTTTATTCAAAAATTATGCCAAAAATTATCTCTAGATAAAAGCGATCTTATTGGTTATTTTAACGAACTAAAAGATCTATGTTCGGATACAGATATATTATTATTAAATGATAAATATGAAATTGGTAAATTAGAAATAAATAGGATTTTTCGTTATATTGAAAAATACACAGAAGAAAATGCAATTGGTACATCAGAAAAACTTTGTGATGAAGATGAAATGGAATTAGAATGTGAATTTTAAAAGTCATATAGCTCAAAATCGGTGTTTTCAAATATATTTCTTAAGAAATTTGGTTTTATGGATGCTGTATTATATTTTTCTATTATTTCTACTTTTGTTTTATTTGTAATATATGGATTATTTAATTGGTTTATCATATTTTGTTTATAAAAAAAACCTTTTATTTTAGTTAAATTATCATGTAAATCAACTTCTTCGTATCCATATCTGTTATCTTCTCCACCAAATAAATCTTGATTAAATAAATATTTAGAAGAAATTTTGTTTTGAATTTGTTTTTTTTCGTTCGAACTTATTATTGTTGAAATAAACAATACAAAAATATTCATGATATATTTAATATTAATTATAATTTTAAATAAAAAGAATTTAATATTAAATATAAAATAATCTTTAATATAAGAAAGTAATTTTATGATCAAAAAAAGTTCAGAATTAATGATCAAATCTGATATAAATAAGTATTTAAAAAAGGTTGCTTTTGCAAAAACAGTACAAGTTGTTTTAATTCCAACAATTCAAGAATATAAGGATATAAATATTGCCAAAGATTTATGGTTAAACGACTACGAATATTCAAATATTCTAAAAGATTATCATGATATTTATAATAATTGTAATAAAGATGAATATTTTCATATAATAGATGATTGATTGATTAATAATTGCTTTACTTGTTTCTTACTCCAATTTTGATGAACAAAATCATCTAATTTATGATTCATATGACTCTCGTAATCTGATGGTGAAAGATAAAATAACATATTTAATCCATTTTGCGGATTTAATTCACCTGTTGCAAGAGAAATTTTAAAAAAATTTAATTCACCATTTGTGCCTACTTTTTCTTTATAATAATGACCTGTTTTTGCATCTCTAATTCTATTTCCAATATTTCCGGAGACATATACATCAACACTTTTTTTTTTTAAATAACCACGTTGTGTTGGTATCATTCTTTTTACAGAAGTAAAGCCAGTATCATATTTTTTTAAGTCATCAATTACTATGTTTTCTATATTATTGTTTGGATGAAAATGATCTGCGTAATCCATAATAACTATATTTAATCTAGATAAATCTTTAAATTATTTTAAAATACACTTATTCAATCTAGATAAATCTTTAAATTATTTTAAAATACACTTATTCAATCTAAACATAAATTAGTAAAATTGTTCATCATATTTAAAGTCATGTATATAATATAAAGTTTATTAAATAACAATAACAAATTATAAATAATATTCCAAGTATCAATAATATCATAATATATTATTTATAAAAACTATTTTATTTTCTTTTCATTAATTTGTTTTTGTATAATTTCTTTTATTTTGTTTTCTAGATAAATATTCTTTTCTTTTAAATTATGATTTTCTAATTTTAATTCTTGAACTAATAATGTCATTTCATTTAAACAATTGGTTTTATTATTACCACGTTTATTTAACTCATTCCTTTTTTTATTTAACTCATCCATTTCTTTAATTACGTCTGGTTTATGTATTGGTTTACCTGGATCATATTTATCTAAAAATTTATCTATATCATTTATAAAAAAATTCAATATTGTTTGATCTTTAATAAAGTCATGTGGTTCCAAATCTGATGGATTTATATAGGGGTTATTATGAATATTTTGGTACAACAACTGTTTTTTATCAAATGAATTATGATTATGAGAAAATACTAATATAGTTTTTAAACTATTTAATTGTATCATCGGAATTGTCCAATTTTTTAAGAATAATCTTTCTTCTGCTAAACAATTTTCATCATTAAATGCAGTTTGATTCAGTAATTCACGTTTAAACGCAAAAGTTGCTGCAGTAGCATGGTTAAGACCATATGGACCAAATTTTAACATTTTATTTATATGTTTAAAATAAATATGCATTATTGATGATCCTGCTATTAATTTATTTGGATTATTCATCAATTGTTCAACTGCATGTGAAATTCTCTCAGGTGGATAATAATCGTCATCATCAAAATAAATTATTATTTCACCACTGGATTTTGTGTGGGAAATATTCCTTTTTTTTCCTAATGATAATTTTTCTTCATATTTAAAATATTTTACTTGTTTTATATTTTTTACAAGATCTTCAATTTTATCAGTTCCATCATCAATAATAATCCATTCTATATTACTTTTTGGATATGTTTGATGATTAAAACAATTTATCATTTGTTGTATAAAAGGTCTTCTATTAAAAGTAGGTGTACAAATACTAACATAAGGTAGTTTTGAATCTAAAAAATTCATAATATATATAAGATATTTATATTTAATTACTTATTTTAAGATTAAATTTTCCTAGTGTTTTTGTTAGTCTTTTTAAATCTTTTTTAATATTAGATCCACCGAAAAATCCACCTTTTTGATTATTCTCATTTGGTGTTTCGAATTCTTTTGGAATACATTTTTTTATTGCTTGGGTAAATGGTACAACGGGCGTTAAGTCATCAGGTTTTATAGATATAAACATATTAGTAGTTATTAAACCAAAACCCATTAATAATAGTGCCAAGACTACACAAATGAAATATGATACACCTAAAATAGACATAGTAGATGATGCAATAGATATACTTAACACTATAAATATTGCTTCTTTATAATATTTAAATACTTTAAGTAGTATACCTAAAACATTAGTTGGTTTTCCTGATTTGTCTTCAGATGAATACGAGAATACTGAATAAAAAGAATACAACATTAGTATTGTTATCCACCACTCTGCAGGTATCAATATTATCCAAAATAAAATAAAAAATACTAGTACTAAAAGTAAACCTCCTATATAACTAAATATACTTTCGCAATCTACATCTTTCCAAACAGATGGTTTATTTTTTTTACCTTCATTTTCGTTAGTTTTAAAAAACCAACTCATCTTTGAAAACCAAAGGTAAATAAAGTATATTGCATTAAAAAGCCATAGCCACCATTTAATTGTTAGTAATAATGGTAATCCTATAGCAATTATTAAGGGTTCTGGAAGGTAATTTAAATATTTGAATATCACATTTAAAAATTGATAATCAAATTCTAAAAGTGCTTCTATTATTGCTAAAATATAATTAACTAAAAAATTAGAATTTGCTTCGTATTTATAATTACGAATTAAATCCAATAATGAGTTGCTACTATTTTTGTCATAAGGAAATTTTAATTTTTCTGATAATTTAGGATTTGTAAACGTTGTAAATATATTAGTATATATCTCTTGAATCTCTGGTTTGTCATATGTATAAGGCATACAATTTCCATCAGTAGGTAATATATTCGATTGTGCAACTTTAGTACCATATAACATTAATCCTCCTATAAAAAAATAAAATATAACCCCTAATATTATATGAAATAATACAATTATATATGTAAAAATAGGATCCATAACTTATATTTAATTGATAAAAAAATTATCAATTAAACAACATTAGTTTATGAATAAAATTTATATTATAATATATATATGGTTAATAAACAATATAATATTATTTTGATGGGATGTTTATCTATTATATTATTGATAACTATATTTAATTGGATAGATGTATTAGTAAATAAAAATTATATTGTAGAATGTTTTAATACTAATTCACCAGAATATAGTCATAGCATAGATTTACCTTTAAATACAAAAACATCTTGCAATAATTTTTGTGGACCACCGGCTAGATGCGCAATTACTGGACAGCAATGTACAGCGGATATTGATTGTCCTGGATGTCAGCCTAAACAACAAAAAAGTAAACAAAAAGCAAAATCTATACCAGGAAATGATGAAGCTGGTAAATTAACATTTACACAAGCTCCACAATATTCTCCTCTTACTTCAGATATAGGAACTGAAGCTAGAATAGTTAATCCAAAAAAATTAAGTAGAGCTCCATCTTTAAATATTAATAATAACTGGTTAGCTGATTTTTATAAATCAGAACAACAGTATAATCGTCAATTTAAAATCGATAAGTTACCTTTTATAGATAATTATGAAACAAGGTACACATTAAGTGGAGAATTTATGATAGATGGTCCTCTTGCTGCAAACGCATATTTGAATTAAGTAGCATACATCAAACCTGCATTACCACCAACAAATGTAATCATATTTATTCTCTCTTCATAAACATATAAATCATAATTATATTCAAATATCCTCCATGTTGGTTTATTGATGCCAATTATATCCCCGGATTCTTCATCACATATATTTAATGTTTGCGCATATGGATCAATAGGAGGAATAATAGTTGTAAACTCAAATTGTATATTTGTAAATCTACTCATATTCATAGCACCAGATGGTTGTAAATTAAATGGATCAGTATCTAAGCAAAAATTATAACAATATAATCCAGATGGTGCAAAACCGTTTGTCCTAACATATTTTTGTACAAAATTAAAAATACCTGCAGGTAACGTATTTTCTCTATAATCACCGTCTAATAGAATAGCCATAGTAGTCAAAATATTTTTATTGTTTTGTGGCTTATAAACACCAGTAATTTGTAAGCCTGTAAGAGTATCATAAGGTGTTACACCAGGACCTATTAGTAAAGGACCTGCTAATTTATTAGGATTTGGAAATGTACCTAAAACTGAAGCTAATTGGACTTGAAAAGGTAAATAATTATATGGCCAATTTGTATAATTACTCCATTCATTTCTTAAGTTAGCATCACTTCTTCTAAAAAAAAACATCCAGCTGGCTACCATACCTAAGGAATCTAAATCAACTTTATTAGTTCCAGATAAATTATAAAAAATTTTTTCATAAACTTGTTTAATTAGATAACTTTGGTTGTTTTTTGCAAATATTGTTGATTCATCATTTGATAAAAAGCAATATGTACAATTTAAATGAAGATTTGGATTCCAAATACTTCGTTTATCATTATATGAGTTTATATCAATTGGTACATCAGGAGGTGTTTGTAAAAATCTATACATTTGTTGTGAATATTCATTAAAATTAGGTGCTATATAGGGATATCCATTTATATTATCCAATACATCTCTAACTTGAAATAATTCATTGATAGCTTTAAGTGAAATAGTGATTTTTAATTCATTATATTGTAACGATACAAGTGGAAACGCCATTTGTGATTTTAAACAAAACCATGCATTTAAAGGAATATATAAAGTTCTACCATTAATTGAAGGTTGTGCACCAGCTGGATTAGTTGTATAAAAAGCATTTGGGTATGTATTAATATAACTGCCGGAGTTTGCAGGATCATTTAGTTCAGTAATGTGTCCGATCATTTCATTAAATAATTTTAATTTTTGACTAGGATAATCACGTTGAACAGCTGATAATAAATATTGGCCAGAATATTCTTGTAACTTCTGGTTCCCACAAGTTATAGTTATTTTATTTATCATCAAAGCACCTATATTTTCAATCCATCTGAATTCATATGGAACCCAATCAGTAAATTGAACTGTACCATTTTCAATTACTTCTCTAGGAGGAAAAATTGGGCTCCAAATATTTGGTAAATCAAATGATAAATAACAATCCATTAATAAATCAGCATATCTTTTTATATTAAAAGTATAAGTCGATTCATGAGTAAGAGATAATGAGGGAGTACCTTCGAAATCTACACGAAAATTTTGCATTCCAAAATTAGTATATTTTTTATATGTAGTTTTCCAAAATGTTTTACTTGGGTTACCATTTAATAATATATTTTGTTGTCCTTGACTTACCAAATTTAGTAAACCACCTGCCATATTAATATATAAATATATAAATTATTATTTAATCTATTTGTTATTTAAATTATAAATTATATATTTATATATTAATATGGATAATCCAACAAATTCATCTGATATATTAAGCACTATTCAAAATATGGATGAAAAATTTGCTACATATATAATTATGTTTCTTATAATAATTATTATTTTAATTATAGGAGGTTTTATATACTATTATAAAGATTACCTTCAATCTGCTGATTGCAATTTGATGAATACATTATATCCAACAAAAGATGGATATATAATGCCAATATCTTCTTCAGATCCAGACTGTTCTGGATCATTATATGATTATTATGTAAAAACTGCATATAATTCATGTTCTGGCGGAAGTTACACAAATGATTATGTAGATATTTGTAGTTTAAAAAGTATTTTAAATCAAGGAGTAAGGGGTTTAGATTTTGAAATTTATTCAATTGATAATGAACCTGTTGTTGCAACCAGTATTCAAGATAATTATAATGTTAAGCAAACGTTTAATTCAGTTAAATTTTCAGATGTAATGAGTACAATTCAAAATTATGCTTTTTCTAATGGAACATCACCTAATTATAGCGATCCAATAATAATTCATTTGAGATGTATGAGTACCAATCAAGAAATGTATACTAATCTTGCTAGTTTATTAGGTAACTACGATAGTATTATGTTAGGAAAAGAATATAGTTTTGAAAATCAAGGAACAAATTTAGGTCAAGTACCATTAACTGATTTAAAAAATAAATGTGTATTAATTGTTGATAAAATAAATAATGCTTTCTTAGAAAATGAATCATTCTTAGAATATGTTAATTTAGTAAGTAATTCAATATTCATGAGAGCATTTAATTATACAGATGTAGCAAATTATCATGATGTAGTGGAATTAACAAATTTTAATCGAAGAGGAATGACAATTGTATTCCCAGATAATGAATCAAATCCTAGTAATCCTAGTGGAATTTTATGCAGAGAATATGGATGTCAAATGGTAGCTATGAGATTTCAATATGTAGATAATTTTCTAGAAGAAAATACCTTGTTTTTTGATAGATCAAGATATGCATTTGCTCTTAAACCTCAGAGATTAAGATATAATCCTGTTACTATACCTGCACCAGTACCACAAAAAGAAGCATATAATTATGCAACACGAAATATAACTTCAGATTATTACAGTTTTAATTATTAATTTATACCTTTGAACATTTAAAACGACGACCTAATCTTACTATTTTTACAAGTTTATACTTCATTTTTAGAATGAGATAAATAGTATTTAACCACAAATAATATATAATCACTACTTTTATGAGTAGGCATTATAATACAAATACATTTTTAATTATAGTAATTTATGATTATTATGAGCTAGTTTATTCTATAGAAATTTTTACTTGTTACTAAATTGAATATCTAAAGTTCTTTGATAAGTATATAATCCGGCGTCTTGTATAGGTAATACGATAGCTTCTTCAGTTCCTTTATTAACATGAGAGTGCCACCATCCAGGCGGTGTAGTAAATGCATGTCTTGTTTTCCAGTGTATGGTAGATTAAGTTCCTTCGAATTATCGAAAAAACCAGTAGTTTTTGAAAACTCACTATAAGATTTAATAGGAATTTCGGGTAGCTTTATTTCTGCAGCGTCTGAGTAATCATACATTTTAACCTTGCATAAAGGATTGTTTAATGACATATCTATTTAATATAATATATAAAATATATACGTTTATATTATTTAATTAATTTAATTGATTTAAATTTATAACAATTAATTTAATATATATATATTTAAGATGAAAAATTCACCATCCAAATTAGTAACTTTTGACTTATTTAACGAGATTATTCCTATACCAAGTCAAGATTTTTGTATATATGTATGGTGGAGTCAAGAAGAATTAAAATCTATAAAAAATGACTTATTAAAAAAAAAACCATAGAAATAAAAAATTATTGTAAAAATTTAAGTAATTATTTTACATCTAATAAGAATAATGTTAATATATTATATGAAGAACAGAGAATGTAAAAATTTATCTTTTAGCGATTGTGAATTGGCTATTCTTAGAATGGCGGTTGATAAAGCAGACGATAAAATTTCCAAACGAAATTTAAAATCACCTCAAATTATAGATATAATTAATGTTGTAGAGGAATTCTTAAAAAAAAAAAAACTTATATGTTATGGTGGGACAGCAATAAATAATATTTTACCAAAGTCGGATCAATTTTACAACAAGGATTTAGAGATACCTGATTATGATTTTTTTTCACCATCTGCATACGAAGATGCAATTGAATTAGCTAATATATATTATTCAAAAGGATTTATTGATGTAGAAGCAAAAGCTGGTGTACATCATGGTACGTATAAGGTATTCGTTAATTATATACCTGTTGCTGATATCACTTTTATTGAAAAAGATTTATTTGATTCATTAAAAAAAGACGCTATCATAGTTGATAATATAATGTATGCTCCACCTAATTTTTTAAGAATGTCTATGTACTTAGAATTATCGAGACCTGCAGGAGATACTAGTAGATGGGAAAAGGTACTAAAACGATTAATACTATTAAATAAAAATTATCCTTTACATCAATTAGCTTGTGAAAAATATAATTTTCAACGTAAAATGGATGATTCATATGATGAAGAATTAATATATAATATCATATTAAAAACATTTATAGACCAAGGTGTAGTTTTTTTTGGAGGATATGCAATTAATTTATATGCAAATTACATGTCTAAAGATATAAGAAAAAAAATAAATAAATATGCAGATTTTGATGTAATTGCACGTGATGCTGGAAAAGTATCTCAAATTTTATTAGAGAGATTAAAAGAAAATGATATTAAAAATGTAAGTATTATAAAACATGATGAAATTGGTGAATTAGTTCCTATTCATTATGAAATAAAAATTGGTAAAGAAACAGTTTCTTTCTTATATGAACCAATTTCCTGTCATAGTTATAATGTTATAAATAAAAAAAACAAAAAAATACGGGTTGCCACAATTGATACAATATTAAGTTTTTATTTATTATTTTTATATATAAATAAACCATATTACAGTCAGTTTAAAGAAAAACTACTTTGTATGGCAAATTTATTATTTGAAGTTCAAGAGAAAAATAGGTTATCTCAAAAAGGAGTATTAAGAAGGTTTAGTATCATATGTTATGGTCATCAAGATTCAGTTGAAGAAATAAGAGCAAAAAAAGCCGAAAAGTTTAATGAATTAAAAAATAAAAGAGATTCAAATGAATTTAAAGAGTGGTTTTTAAATTATAAACCTCATAGCAATAAAAAAAATAAAATTAAAGATCAAGACAAAGATTCACATAATAATGAAGATAAAAAAACTAAATCAAAAGGGAAAATAAAATCAAAAAAAAAAAGTAAAAATAAAAAAAATAAAAAGACGAAAAAATCTTATAATAAAATGATATTTGGTAATAATTATAAAGATTAAACACAATAACATTCTATTATTGTTTTTAAAAAACTATCGCAAATGTTTGCTAATAACTTTCTGAAAAAATTTTTTTTTTTTAAAGGAAATTTTATATAGGAAAATAAATGTATGATATATATAAAATAAATAATTATTTTTTCCAATATTATTTTAATTAAAAATTTTGTTTGGTTTAATAATGACCAGTTATTTACATAACTACACATATTAGTGTTACATTTTTTAATGAAAAAATTATATATATCTAACATTCCAGATAATACTCTATGCATATTTGTTTTCTCATTTTTTAAATAAAAAGCCTGAAGTATTTTATCATTACCAAATAAATCTAAAAAAAGTATTTTACGTCCCTTTTTAATATTAAAAATATATGGATTCATACCATCTATATATTTATTCTCAAATGTAAAATTTCCATCTATAAAATAAGGTATATAACATGATTTTATAATTGTATTTATTATTTCATATTTATCCTTATAAACAGATTTTACATATTTTTTACATTTTGGTACTGAATGAAAAGATATATATAATTTTTTATTTACAATATTACAAATTTCTTCTGTAATATGTTTATCTAATAATTTATGTAAACTTAAAACTAATTGTAAATTTTTTTTTTTTTTAAGTATATTACACATGATTTTATAAAAATAAAAAATTAGATCTAACCGATCTATTATATATAAAAATGCGTTGAGAGATCCAATACTACTTCCAGAAATTCTTTTAATGTTTATAATATTTCTTAATTCCATTTCTTTTAATATATATAAAGCTCCTATTTGATAACTACCATTGAATAATCCACCATCTAATACTAAGTCAATTGATATACATTTATTTGAATTAACTGACAAATTTTCTACTAATTTTTTTGCATAATTATCCATGTATAAACACTAAATAGTAAATATATTTTAACATATTACTTAATAATTATTTAATTAACAAAACAAATCTGGCATCAAATCTTTTTCGTTTATAGATTTATTTATTTTAAATTGTTCAATATCTATATCAACGGATGCTAATACTTCGTCATCTATAAAATTTTTCCCATTACATAATTCTCCATAACTTGCGAGTATATATTTTGCAGCTTCACCCATTATTTCTGGACTTCTAGATAAATTCACTATTTCTTCGTCGCCATTTTTATTTATTATTTGAGTTGTATCAATTGTAGTTCTTGGCCATAAAGTATTAACAGCTACATTAGGAAATTCAATATTCCAATATTTTGCCATTAAAGACATATTATATTTGGACATACTATAATAAAAATGATTTATCCACCATTCATCAGAATCAATCATCTTTAACGGTGGAGATATTATCAATATATGACCATTTCTTGAGAAAAAAAAATCTTGTAAACATTTTTGTCCTAATAAAAAGGTTCCTTTAATGTTTACATCTGTCATTAGATTTATCTCGTTTAACCTTTGATTCTTAGTTATATTGAGTAATTCTGCGCTTTCATTCAAAACTAATCCATGTATACCACCAAATCTACTTATTACTTCTCTTAAAGCAAAGTCAATTTGTTCAGGAACTCTAACATCACATTCAATACCAATACAATTAGATTTTTTAGTTAAATCACAAATTGATTCTGCAGCAGAGTAAATTGTTCTGTCTAATTTGGGATATGGAATTGTAGTTTTTCCAAATAGAGCTACATTAGATCCTTCTAATGCTAATTTTTTACCAATTTCATATCCAATACCTCGTGTACCTCCTGATATAATAAATGTCTTTTTATTTAAACAACTTTTTAATAGAGTTTTGGTTTGAAGTGTCATATCTTTTTTAATGGATTTTAATACAAATACTCTATTTTTTATAACATTCATATTTTTTAATAATAAAAATTAATATTTAAGTATTTTTATTATTAAAATTTACTAAAAGTTTTATTGGTTTTATTTAAACCATAATATACTATTCCAAATAATACACTTTTAAATACTAACCCTTTTAAATTTAGATTACCATCCACATTAAATAAAAATGGCATATTTGAAAAGAGAAATTTTTTTAAAAATGGTAATTGAAATATAAAATATATGATTGCTAATAATAATGGAATTTGTAATTCATTATAAATATCATCCAAATTATCTGTTCGGTTCTTGTTTTTATTATAATCTTCAAGTATAACATCATTTGTAACTGATGGAATATAATTATTTTGAGAAGGTGGTAAATAATCTTGTTGAGTATATGGATCATTCATTATATTACTTGTATTCATAGGAATGTCTCTTGAAGGAAGTTTAGTTGCACCAGAATTACTTGCATGTTGGAGTCCAGATACAATTTGATGGATAGTTGATTCGTCTAAATTAATTCCCGGTGATTTTTCTGTCGATGGTTGTGAAGAAGGCATGTTTGAATTGCTAAAATCAGGAGTAGGAGGTTTTTCTTTTGCATTAAGATTAATGTTATTTGATGTAGCCCCTGCAGGATCAGTATATAGATCATTTATATTAGTAGTATCACTCATATTTATATAAAAGATAGTCTATAAAACATCTTTACGCAAAATTGTCTTCTTCAAAAGATACTATTTTCTTATTGTTATCACATTTCGTTGCTACTGAATTAAATTTATAACATTTAGCTCCATCTTTATAGATCTTATCTTTTAACTTCTCCAAAGGTGGAGCATGGAATATTATACAATTCCTCTCATTACATACTTTTCTAAATAATGATGCTAAACCTAAACCTAATAAAAGAGACATTAAAATTCTACCTGTTTTTGAATGAACAAATTTACCTAGATTAAACATTCTTATAGAATAAGTATAGATATTTTAAGTTTGCATTGGAATATTGCTCAATAATCCATTATCTTTTGGACATTCAATTTCTTGCTGTTCAAAATAAAAACAATTTTTAGCTTTATCCATAAATAATACTTTATCAATATTTTCTGGACTTGGATAAACATATACAATTTTATTTTCAGGACTCATTATATATGTTAAAAATATTCCAATTGCAAAACTTATTATAAATATAGGTAATGAGATATAGTTAAATAACATATATACTATAAATAAAAAAATTAAATTGGTGCGTATTTTATAGTCCAGTTATTGAATTGTAAATCAACACTCATTTGTTTTGATAATGCTTCCTTTAACATATTATAATTAATCTTTCCATTTTTTGTAGTATGTAATGTTAATAATGTATTTTGATGTGTCTTAGATAAATTATTAAACATATTATCATAATCTAAATTTCCAAATTCATATTTTGTTACTCCATCTACAACTTCTTTATTAGGTGGTACAATTAAATTTGGAGGATTTATAAATTCACAAGGCTTGTTTTCTTTTCTATTTTTAAAACAAGCTTGTAAAAATAGCATCATCCATTCTTTATCTTTAATTAAAACATCTTTTGTTTTCTTTGGTAAATTATTCCATATTTTCTCATATGAATTATTATTCCATATAATTTCTCCATTTTTTTTTGACAATACAAATGGCTTCGATTTATTTTCATCTAAAGTTATATTTTTATTATATTTTACATTTCCATATATAAATGATATTATTTTTTGTTCACTTACATCTATCTCCAAATCACTTATTTTATTTTGATTTTGAATAAGATGATAAGTTGCGTCAGAAGAGTCAAAATATACTATATTTTCTTTATATTTCAAATTAATTATATTATAATTGGTTGTATTAATATTATCAATATAAATATTTACTGCATCAATAATAAATTGAATATTATTAGAATCATCAAATTTTTTTATGCATCCTTTTAATTGTAAAATATATGTTTGTAAAAGTTCAAATTCTTTTTTATATTCTTCATTATTGAAAACATTTTCTGTTTTATTTAATAATAAAGTATTATGTTCATCAATAATAGATAAATTTTCATTTAATTCTGATTTTAAATCATCAAAAATAACTATAGCTTCTTCACTAGAGATAAAATTGTATAATTGTTTATTTTTATAATCTATTATCTTATTTTTAATTATTTTAACTTCATCTTCAATTTCATTTAATATATTTGGTAACAAATAAAATACACCTAAACTTAATTTTATATCTAAATTACAAGGATTATTAGATATATTACATATTGCCGATACAATACGTTTATTATCCATTTCTTTTTGTGAAAAAAGAGTTCCACCAATTCTTTTACAATTTATACATTTTGGTTTAATTTTTTTAAAATCATCTATTTTTTGTTGTTTACTTAGAGATTTACTATTTCTAATTTGTGCTCTTATTTTATCAATACTATTATCGTATTCTGATTTTAATTTATAATATTCATTTAATTTAATATCAAAACTGTTTTCTTCATTATCAGACATATATATTTACAATATTTATTTTTAAATTTATTAATAAATAAACTTAGTATTTATTGATCCTATTTCATTCTCCCAACTTGGAAGTCCAGTAATCAATTCTTCACGAGCTTTTTTTTGGGAAAGTTCGTAGTTTTTTATTTTTGTTAATATATAATTTTGTTTTTCTATTTCTTTTTCTCTCTTCTCCACTTGAGTAAGTTTACCTTTATATTTAAAAAGTAATATTAATCCTAAAATAATAAAAAAAAAAAGTAACATTCCAATATTAAATATGTAATTATGATAATTTGATTTAATTGAATGACATCGTTTTAATGATTCATTTAAAAAATATTTGATTCCGGGTTCAATTAATTTTGGTTTTTCCATTAAAGAATAAGTTATTTGATCCATATATTTTATGATTAAATTATTAAATTAAATTATACACAATATTTATATGAGTTCTTATTTAAATCTTATTGCAGTTTTTGGAGCAATATTTGTATATTATGTAGTTTTAAAACCTCATTTAACACTAGATACTATCCAAAACGATGATAAATTTAAAAAATATATTTCATCAAGAAATATTAGTTTAGTGATATTTATTTTAATAAATTTAATTCTTCAATATTTTATTAATGTTTATGCAATTATTGACAAATGCGGTGGAAATGTAAGTGAAAATTTTTCATCCGCGGCACTTATTACTTTCTTACCCTGGACATTTATGTTAGGTTTAGTAATCGTTTCACTAATTTTATTTCCTGGATTCAAATCTTGTTTCTCAGATGTAATCGGTTATTTTTATGTATCTACATCAGCAAATAACATATTATCAGAAATATTAATTGATAAAAATGTGCAAAATAAATTAGATAAAGATGGTAGCGTTACAAAAGAAGAAAAACAAGCGATGCAAGATGTTGCGGAAACAATTATAAAAATATGCGGTAATTCTTCAATATTAATCAATCAAATTGTGCCAGAAAATTTCTTAAAATATTGGAAAATATTAACTCCTTTAATGAAAAAGACATATCAAAATGATTCAGAGTCAACTATTAATAAAAAGACTAAATTATTGGATTTAGTAGTAACTAGAGATAATGTAGGAGAATCATTATGGTTTATATATACTGGTATATTAGTATCATCATTAGTGCAAATGAAGATTTCCACAAAACCTTGTAATACATCACAAGCTACTATGGAAAAAAATTATCAACAATTTTTAGATAAGCAACAAGAAATTGATAATCAAAATGCAGTAGCAACCAATAAAACTTATACTATAACATAAAATTATATTTAAACAATATATAAAAATATATTTTTATATATTTTTATATATTATAATGTCAATTAAAGATTACACATTTTTATTTAGTATTTCTTCACAAGAAGTCATCACTTTATCCGTAGATAATCTAAATAACACGATTGAATGCAGGCCATTAGGAAAATTTAAAAAAACTTATGGTTCCGAAGCAAAAGTATTTGTAAATGCTTCTTTAGTTAGGAATGATTCAGAGGGACCGTCTCCTGTCTCAACTAACAAAACTTTAATGAATAAATTAAAAACTTTAAATGATAATTATAATAAATCTTCAAGATCTAAATCAACACTCGAACAAACTTCAACTCCATCTGATCAAGGTAGTACATGCAATACTGGTAGTACATCCTCAGATAATTTATCTTCATTACAAGATCAATCAGAACCTTCATTTAGTGTAACAGCTGGTGGTTCCGCAACATCAAGGGCAGATAGTATTGAGAGTTCAAAAAAATTAGCTTTAACCTCTGCTACGGAAGCAGCTCAAAGTTTAGCTCAACAGCTATTAACAGATAAGTTTAATCAATTTATGAATAACAAAACCAGTGAAATGAATACAATTTTGATTGTTTTTGACGAATTAACATCATATCATAGACTTCCTAAACGTTTAACAGATCAATTACCTGGATACCAAAAATTTAAGAAAAGAGGGGTTGAATTTACAAATATTCATAATCATCGCTCATATTGCTCTGCCAGTAGATCAACAATATTTACAAGTCAAATTAACACAGGCATTCAAGATAATATTGACCAAATATATCAATACGAATTTGTACCACAATTATCACCTGATTTTGATACAATACCTAAAATGCTTAAAAGAAATAGTATTCAAAGTACTGCTTATATTGGTAAGTCACATTTAACATCGAAGTTTGCTGTTCAAGACTTTTGTACTCCTAATTTTGATTGTAATACTCGACCATCTTATAATATTTATGGGTATGATACTTATTCTACTTTTGGAGACTGTTATTATTATCATAATGAAGGATATTTTTGTGATCAAACAACACATCAATTCCAAATTATGGATAATAATTTACAAGTAGACTTTACTAGTGAAAGTGGGGGAAAATACATAGGAGTTATCCCATATATAGTAAATAATTTAATTAATAACATATCATTTCACTTATATGCCTGTTACATGAATCCCCATGATACTATGCATTATTGGCAAAATGTATCCCAAATTCCTAATTGTTCACAATTACAATTTCCTACACCATTTCTAGAAGAACAGTGTCAGGATATGGGCGTTGCTAACCCATTCGAATTAAATGGAAAAATTCTTTTAATTGAAAATAGCAATTTTAGTAAAAATTATTTTGAACCTAATTATAACGATTATAAAAGTGATTATTCTAGCTTGTTTTACTTGGAGTCATATACTCTAGATTATGCAGAGACTCCTGTCGTTAACTCACCTTTCATACCATTTGTAGGAATGGCAGTATTATTTGACAAGGCATTTTCTTTTCCTACTAGTTCATCAGATATAAAAAGTTGGAAAAATCTTATGAATAATTATTGTGGTTTAGTTACAGAGATAGATATTTATTTAAATGATATATATGACCTGATTGATAATTTTCAGGCATGGGAAAACACCTCTGTAATAATCGTAGCTGATCATGGTGATCAAATGGGTGCACACGGTTTAAAACAAAAGGGATATATATTTAATGAAAGTCAAAATATACCTTGTATAATTACTGCTCCTGGATTACAAGGTGATCAAGTAAATACTAAACTAGGAGGATTAATTGATATTGCACCAACAATTGAAGTAATTATAAATGCTGAATCTCGAAGTCCAGAATTCAAAGGAACACCACTCGTTTATAGACAACCAGATGGATCATTAGCTCCTAGAAATGAGGATATTACTCAATTTCACGTATTTAATGCAATTATGTGTTCTACATCATATTATTATTTAGTACCTTATTTAGTTGAAAAAAGTTTAACACCAAGTGGTAAAACATGGTTAGAAAGTGCATCAAATTCTATACCTAGAAACTACTTTAATTATTTATTTTGTTTTACACAAATACAAAAAACGATTAATGGAGTACAATATAAATTAGGAAGATATTTTAATTTGAATGAAATTTATGCATATAATTTTATATTTAATACTAATGTGACTGATCAACTCTCTAAAAATGATTCTGGAATAGCGCAAATACCAAGCATAACTAGCGCAGTTTTGAACAAAATGTTCGTTGAAACTGATTTTTATACCACTGCACAAGTAGATATCCTTCTATATTATGTAGACCAATACGTAGCAACTTATAATACATCTGACTATACATATAAAGAAATGTTAAAATTTATTGAACTTAATACTACAGATGAATTTGGTTTTTCTAATAGCGGAGCGCTATTTTTGTATATGCATTATATTAATAATGTATTACGAGAATATGTTGCTTCAGGACAGATAATGATTCCTGGACAATCTCCAACCCAAGATGGTACAGTAGTCACATTCAGCCAATTGTATAATGATCCAGATAGGAATTACTATTATTTTTTATATGACGAAACTAATGATAATAACGAAATTTTTAATTTATTAGATAAAAAATATCCAGATAGACAAACTCCAAAAGTTTTAGAAATAGCTAATACATTAAATGATGACCTAAACCAACTTACAAAAGCCACGATTGATGGGGAAGCGTCATTTATATTTTTTATTTCAAATATTATATTTACAGCAGCAGTACAACAAATTGGTGAATTTGGACAAGATGATATGCCCTATTGGAATGAAATAAATCTAAACCAATTAGTAACTTTGTTTGGAGCAAATAATTTAGATTCTACGCTAAAGACTACATTTACAGGCAAAGTTAAACCAGGATTTACTTCAATTAAAGAATTTCAGGGTAAATAAAAATATAAATAAATTATTGAGTAAATTATAAAACAGTATAAAAAAATTAATATTATAATTAATAATAATATTAATGAAAAATATTATTGATGATGAAAAAAAACTAATAGAGCAAAAACTTATGGAAGCAAACGAAATTGATATAATAAAAGACTTATTTGGTAATGAAGATGTTGAAAAAACAGAAACAGTATGTGAAAAACAGATGGAAAATAAAATGTCGGTAGAAGATTTAAATCAAGTGGATTCAATCGTACAATCTGTACTGCAAAAATTCATTATACGCTCTAAAGTTGGAAAAGAAAAATACGGAACCGATTTAGATAGAAACGATTTGAAAGTACAAGATTGGATTACGCATGCACAAGAAGAACTTATGGACGGCATTTTGTATTTGGAAAAACTAAAACAATCTGTGAACAAAATCAATAACTAAATGCTATATAATAAATGACAAATAAATAACATATTATTCCTAAAACGATTGATAATAACCATATAGGTAATATAGTTTTATTTTTAGTACCAATTCCGAATTCTCTAATACTGCCATCATTTTTATAAAGGAATTTAGGTTTTAAATATTGTATTGTTAAAAAGATGATTATAAATAGTAAAATAGATATTAATGATTTATTATCTTTTAAATATTTTTTATTCATTTTTTATATAAAATATTAAATTATTTTAATTTTATATAAAATTACTCTTCTTCTTCAAAATCATTATAATTATTATATCTTAAATCATTCATATTATATTCATCATATTCAATTATATTATTACTTTCATTTTCTTCTAAAAAATCATCTATTAATATATCTAGATTATTATCATTTAAATCACTATTATTATTTTTAATTTTATTTTCTATTATATTCATCTCATTTCTAAATTCTCGATCATCATCATAATTATCTCGAGAATATTTAGTAAGGCCCTTTTGAAGACCTTTATTCCATATACCTAACTTATTAATTTTTAAAATAGTATCTGCTTCTCTTTCTTCATCATCAATAAATGCTAATCTATCTGTAATAATTTCTTTTTCCCTTTCTTTTAACTTAAATATATTATTTTCTATATCTTGATATGATAAATTAATTATTTTTTTATGATCACAGTATATTTCTAAGAAAATTGTTAATAAAGAAGCGATTATCTCTTTGGTTTTTTTTTGATTACCATTAATTAATACACTTTGTTGATAAGATTCATCAATAACTTCATCTTTAGTGTTAACATCTGTAAGAAACTCTTCGCTAAATAAGTCTAATTCTTCATTTTTTTTTTCTAATTCAAAAACTATCATATTTTTATCATCTGTTAAATTAATAAACAAATTAAGCGATTTTAAAAAATAATACTCATAAATTAACATTCCGGTACGTTCATTCATTATAGGATTTATAGTATATTTTTCATTTGTTAATGTAGTAAATATAGGAGTAAAATTAGAAAGTGAAATAAGATTTTTTCCAATTTCTTGTATTGAATTTAAAATTTTTATTATTTCATCTTTTTTGTAAAATATTCCTAATTTTAAATAATAATCTTTTATCAAATCAGATATTTTTTTTTTATGAAAATCTGATATACCTAAATATTCAGGTATTTTAGTATTATTATAGCTAATATTATTAAGAATTATATTTGGAAAAACAGATAAAAATTTTTCGATGTAATTTTTATTAAAATTTATTATATTATATAATTTATCCGTAGGTAAATAGTCTGTGTTATCACAATCATTTAACTTCCAATTAGAAAAATTCTTTACACAGTCAATTACCTTTTTAATTAATAGGTTACTTACAAGGATAGATTGATTTTTTGTTAAAAATTCATTCAATTCGTTTCTTAGGGATTCGTTTGATTTAACAAGATAATTGTTAAGTTTTTTAGTATCATTACTTATAATTTCACTTCCTACTTCAAATGTATTAATATTATTTAAAAATAAGGTGATTAAAACCGGTTCTATAGTTTCATCATAATTATCTTGTAACATTTGTAAAATACCTGAAAATTTAGTAATCGAACTTATAAGACTATTATTTGAATCTAAGTAAATTATGTTCTTCCTAGATATAAGTTGAATTAATCTAATCAACGATTCACTATTATAATTTCTCCCATCATTTTTAAGTTTTGATATTATTTCTTCAATATTTAATTTATCAGATATAACTAAATCTTGTGGTTTATTTGAACATAATGGTAATAAATATTCAGGTATTGGTAATAATGACTTGAATTTGCAATAATGAATGAAAGATAAATAAATTATTTTTTCGCTAATTTTTTCGCTAACAATTGGATAAAATATTTTTGTATTAACTACACTTTGAAGCATTTTCGCATAAGAATAAAACTTAATATCATTTAAATAATTTGATAAATATATTACTTCTTTATTATAAGCTTCAATATCAGGTGATTTTTTAGTAAAATATTGTAATGTTGTAGATTTATCATTTGAAAAACAACATGAATTTTCTAAAAATGGTTCTTGATTCTGGTTAAGCATTAGAAGATCTACTTTCTTAACAATATTATCTATTTTCTCTTGAACACCAAGTGAATATTTCATAATCTTTCCAATTATGACTTGAATTTTTAAGAATTGATTTTTTGATCCAGATTTTAATTCATTAAGTAGTTTATTTTTAAATTCAGTAGATATAGAATTTAAATTTTTAATTTTAAATTTAATTAACGGAGGTAAAAACTGTGACCATTTTTGTATTGAATATTCATCAGGAATGTCTTCATCTTTATGTAATAATAAATATTCTGTTTTAAGTATCATTTTATTTTTTACATCAACTAAATTCAAAAGTACATTTTCAATAGTAATTTGTAATTTATTTAAAATAGTTGCTGATTTTTTCCCTTTCAATACATACCATGGCTCACCAGAATGCTTTATATCAATTACTATACATGTTAAATATTCTAGACTGCTCAAATCACCAGTACCTTGGAAAGGAAATCCATTAAAAGATTTAATACATCCAGGATATGTCTTTCTTGTACGTACAGATGGTACTGCTGTTTGTATAGCAATTAGAATCATTCCTAGTGTATATAATAAAATTGATGTGTTTAACAAATCCACATAAGACATTATTTTTTTATTACGATTAGCCATTTCTTTAACTTTAATTTTATAATCCTCTTCAGACTCAACAGTATTTTTTAATGCATCAGATACGCAATTTATAATAAATTCTTTTTGATTTTCAATATTTATTCCCATAGCTATACTTATGGTATTTACAATATTATTAATAATTTGTGATTCAGCTGAAATAAAGGATGAGGCTTTTGCTAGAGAAACATTATTTCCAGCATCATCTTCTAATAATGAACGTGATGACCTTTTAAATCCATCTTCATAACCTTCATCTATATCATCTTCAATTTTCTTTATAGTCCAACCGCTATTCTCATCTATCCAATAATTTCCATCATCACTTAATTTACCGATTTCAGATATTAATAATTGTAATTTATTATGATAATTATTATTGTTTGTTATAAATTCACTAGCAAGAGTATATTTAAATAATGGTAAAAGTGGTAAATTAGATTCAATACAGTATAACCAAAACTCAGATTCTGTCTTATTCAACGGACCTAGTCCATCAATAATAGGAGTCCTTGTTTTTAAATTTACAAATTTAATTATATCTGTTTGAACTTTTATAAAGTCTCCTTGACTTAATATCAAAAATAAACACTTACTGTTAGGAGAAATCATAGTATTACCTTCATCATCTGTATTAATTCCTAATTCATATTGTAAATTATTATATTTTAACAAAAAATTATAATCTATTTTTCTAATTGAGTCAATACGATTTTTGCTATAAGATAATTCTTTTGCAATAATTTGTTTTAAATTTTCTTGAGACTTAAAATAATTTTTATCAAATTCTTTATTTATATTACTAATAAATGATTTGTTTAATTGTAATCTATTAGTATTCAAAGATTCACAATTTTCATTATCATTCTCTATACAATTGATATTAAAATTACAACTAAAATTTTCATCAATATTAAATAAATCATCTGATACTTTTTTATCTAAAATCCATTTATTATTTTTACGTATATAATATGCAACTTTAGTTCTATCATCTTTTGAAATAATATATGCATAATCACCATCTAATACTTCTTTATGTCCAGATAATAATGTTTTTACTAATAGATTTGCTTCATTAATTGATAATTTTAATTTTTCATGTAATTCTTTTTCAAAAAAAATAGAAAATGATTCAGGAGTCATGTTTAGTAATTGACTTTCATAGTCTTTTAATAATGAATAATCTGTTTTATCAAAACGTTTATCATAATAAATGATTATATCATTATCATTAAATAATTCTGTATCATCTTCATATGATTTCGCAATTGTAAATGAATTACAACTATTATTATCATTCTGTTTGTTTAATAATTTTTCTTCTTCTGTAAATAATTTATCTAATTCATTAGGAATCATTAACGGTATATTTTGTTCTGACAAATAACTGGAATAATATTTATTATTATCAGTAACAATTAGTTGTTTTAATACTTCAGAATTGGTTTTAAATTCAAGATTAGATATATTAACATTATATGATTCAAATAATTCTTTTCGTTGGTTCTCATTTTTGATATTATATATTAAAGAAAAAGCGTTTGTTTCAAGCAAAGGACTACTTCTTAGATTTTTTAAAGAGAAAAATTCTTTTGATCTCACTATTAATTTTTGATTAAAAAGAGTTATTTCTCTATCAATAAAAGTAGTAATTTCCTCAAATTGTTTATAAGTTAAATTATCAGTATATATTAAAAATGGTTCTAAATAACTAACAACATCTACAATTGATAATTTCCCAGTTATATATTTTTTCATTAAATTAAATATAACACGTGTCTTGGGAATTAAAATTTCTAAGAATTTCTTATATAAATCAGCTTGACTAGTTGTGGATGAGGAATTTAAATTAATATTGAAAATATAATTTTTTATGTTATTAACAAAATTATTTTCATTAAAAAGTATAGTTTGATTTTCATCTTCAATAAAAATGTTTTTTAATCTTGTATTTCCTTTTAAAAATTCCCAATAATTTAAAAATACACTATTTAAATGAGCTTTATCAATTAAATTAGTATTAGGTAAATTAATTTTTGAAAACTTAATTGTTGGTTCAGGTAGCGTTATAAAAGAAGAAATTGACATTAAATCTGGCGGATTTATATTTATTCTAACGTTTGTATCTTTTTCATTTTGTACCTTTTCTAGAGCAGTCAAGTTTAAGTTATACTTTGAAATTAAAAATCTTCTATCTCTAATTTTATCTTTAGAAAAGACAGATGATAGCATATTATCCAAATTATTTATAATGCATGTTATATTTGTATTTACTTTTTTTTGTATAAAATTATGTTGTTTTTCATCATTTACATCAATAAATGGAGTAAAATATTTATTTAAATTTTGGTACAATTGAATATATTTATTTTGATCTATAGGTGCATTATTTGATTTATATTCTTCAATTAATTCCATAATATTTCGAAGATCTCTATTTAAATTTAAATTAATATAATCTTCTTGTTCATCTTCTTCATCATTTTGTACATCATACACTTTTTTAATATTGTTAACAACTGGTAATATCCAATATAAATTTTGTTTGAATTCTTCAAAATATTTAATTAATGGTTTATAGTTTGCTTCAAAAATCAACTTTGATTCTACATTTCCATATTCATCAAATTTAGAAAATTGTCTTCTCAATTGTATAAATCTTTCAATAATTGTATGTAAATTATTCATAACTTTATGTGTTCTTTGTGAATCAGGTATGTTTGATAATAAATCATCTAATAAATCGTTTGTTTGGGTTTCAATATTATATCTCTCTTTTTGACTACTTACGTTTTCATATCTAACTACAGGTCCTAATTCTTCATTTAAGAATTTAATTTGGTTTCCTTTTATAATAAATTCTCTCAGATGGTCTTTAACATTTTTTACAGGAATTTTAAATTCAACCATATCAGATTCATCATTATCGTTTGAAAATTCATTTATATCATCTTCATTTACAAATTCATTATCTATTGGATCTGGAGTAATCTTTTTAATATCATTTGTTACTTCTTCAATAGAGATTTTATTTTTATCTGATAAAACAGGTTTCTCTCGTATATCTATAAATTCAATAGGTAAATCATCTGGTATCCCTTTATAATCGAAATTTATATAAATTATATCATTATCAATAGTTTTAATTTCTATCATATCATTTTCTAAATTTGTGATTTCTCCTGTTAAAATAAGAGGTAAGTCGCCCCCAAAATGTATATCTATAAAGGTTCCTGTAACAAGATTATTTTGTCTTGCATATCCTTGTTGTTCGCTTTTGCTTAGTAAAATTATTTCTTCAATAGTACCATTTCCTAAAATACCATTTTCATCTCTAGTTAAAGATATTGAATCTCCTTTTTCTGAATTTATTAATTTTATTTTACTATTATCAATATATTCAATAAGAAATATATTATTATTTAATCTTTCATTTAAGGGATCATTTATTTGGATAATATCTCCTAATTCAAGACTAATTCTTTTATCTTTGTTAGATTTTTCATTTATGTCATTATTTGATATCATGTTTCTATATTTTATATAGAAATTAATATACTTAAGTTGAAATTGATATGAAAATATAGTTAAAGAAATATATATATATATATTTAATGACTTTCCGATTAAATTTAAATGATGTTTTTGAACCCAAATTATTAAAAATTAAAGACACAACAACTTCTAAACCAACAACAACAAATTCTGGATTTAAAATTATTTCTTATAATAAACAATATTTGACTTATGATTTAATGTCCAAATATGGTATTTATAGATCAATTATATTAAATGATGAAAATGAATTAATCTGTTTTTCTCCACCAAAATCAGTTGATTATAAATTATTTACAAATAAATATACAAAATCCGATGATATTATAGCAAATGAATTTATTGAAGGCACTATGATAAATGTGTTTTGGAATAAGAAAAAATTCCCAATTGGAGGCTGGGAAATTGCCACAAAGAATGTAGTAGGAGGGGATACTAGTTTTTATAATAACTCAAAAACATTTCGAGAAATGTTTTTAGAGGCTGCAGAGTATAATAAATTTAGTGTAGATTTATTAAATAAAGATTATTGCTTTAGTTTTGTATTACAACATCCAGATAATAGAATTGTGGTTAAATTTAATAAACCACAATTATATTTAGTAAGCGTATATTCAATTATGAGAGATATAAATAGTAAAGAGACATTAGTAAAAGAACATAATATAAATGTAATAGAAAGTTATTTAAAACCTATTACTAATATTAAATTCCCTCGATTGTATAATTGGGAAAGTTATAAAAGTCTTGAAAATGATTTTGGTAGTTTGAATTGCAATTATGAAATAGTTGGTGTAATGATTCATAATAGATGTACAGGTGAGAGAACAAAAATTAGAAATCCTTGTTATGAAAATATACGTCAGCTTAAAGGTAATCAAACTAAATTACAGTATCAGTATCTATTATTACGTCAATCAGGTAAAATAAAAGATTATTTGACTTATTATCCAGAAAATAAAAAACATTTTTCACAATATAGAGATAATCTTCATGAATTTACAAATACTCTACATAAAAATTATATTAGCTGTTATATAAAAAAAGAATCTCAATTAATTTATTATGGTGAACAATTTAGAACACATATGTACAATTTACACCAAAAATATATTGATGATTTAAGAGAAAAAAAAGGATTTTTAACTTTATCTATAGTTATAGATTATATTAATAAATTACCTGTTAGCATATTGATGAGCAATTTAAATTTCCAAATATATAGAAAGAGAATTAATGATTCTATTCAATAAAATTTTTCTTTATTTTATTAAATGTTAAATTTGCTTCATCAATACATTCAATTAATATTCCTTTAACGCTAGATTGATCTACAGCATCATTAAATGCAACTCTTATTATACTAAATGTATCATGAGGATGATATTTTTTAAATCCACAATATGTTAATAAGCCTGAGTTATAAAATTTTTCATATAAATAATATTCAAGTACTTTACCTATTGTATAGTCTTCATTTTCAAGTTTAATATCAAAACTATTTTTAATGGTGCTATCTGAATTTGTAATAAGTAACTTATCATTATTAATTAAATCTTTTAGATCATTTAATTTATTAATAATAATTGTACAGGATAAAAATACAATTTCTAAATTTGAATATACGCCAATTGTTTGAATTATAAAATCAAAGCTATTTTTGTCTACAATTCGTTGGCCATCTAGTAATTTCCAATTTTTTTCCTCAAAAATGATCTCTTGTGCATTTTTTCCTTCATCTTTCCATGTTTGTTTCAATAAATCTAAACTTTTCTTTTGAGCAACTTTATCTATAGTGTTTCCATATGAACATGCAGATACAACATTATACATTCCATCTTCTCTAGATGTACCGATGGAAAACTCTGATGTTAAATGAATTTTTTCACCCATTAATTCTTCAGATAATTTTGGTTTCAATCTGAGAAAGTCAATATAATCACCTGTGTACTCATCTGGTGGAAATATTTCATTTAACTCTTCTTTGGAAAGATATTTATCATTCAATTTATCCTTTATCTGGAAGTCAGCTGTGGTAACAAAAATAGGATTTTCAGATTCATTTTGTACATTTATTTCTAGTTCATAATTTGTTAGAGGAAAATTTTCATAATCAGATATATGAATAGGAATACATCCTAATCGTTGTTTAATAATTTCATTATTAAATATAGATGTATTTTCTATAATTGTTGCTTTTGATTCACTAAATGGAACCGTTTTAAAGACAACCGTTGGAATATCAGATAATATTGTTCTTCTAATACAATTTGCTATGCTTACATTTACGTTTGACATAGTAAAAGATAATACGTTGTCATTTTTTGATTGGATATCTATTTTTAGACTCATGTTAATTATATCTATTGTATTATATTTAAATAATTAATTAAATCATTTTTTTTAAAAAACAAGTTAAATAATTATTAAATTTATATATCATGAGTACAATTTTATATTATAGTAATTATTGTGATCACTCTAAAAGCTTGTTAAAATCATTATCTACATCCTCTAATGTACAATCTGAAATACACTTTATTTGTATAGATAAAAGACAAAAAGATCAATCAGGCAAATTATATATTATATTAGAGAATGGTCAAAAAATGATTATGCCGGAGAATATAAACAGGGTACCGGCTTTATTATTATTAAAAAATGGATATAAAGTATTATATGGAGAAAGTATACTTCAATTTTTCAAACCAGCTCAACAAAAAGAAGTAAAAAGTGCTACTATGAATAATATGGAACCTCTAGCTTTTTCATTTAATAGTGGTGGTTTTGGAGATATTGTTTCAGATCAGTATAGTTTTTTAGACCAAAAACCAGAAGACTTAGAAGCTAAAGGATCTGGTGGAATGAGACAAATGCATAATTACGTTGATTTAAATTCAAGTCAAGCAATTACTACACCTAATGACGAACAAGACTATAAGACAAATAAATTATCTGAAGAGTTAACAATTGAAAAACTACAAGAACAAAGAGCATCTGATTTAAATGGTATGAACCATAATAGGCCACCACCAGGAACAATATAATTTAATAAAAATTTATTTAAAAAGATAGAGAGTCATATATTATAACACATGACTAATATACTAGCAGCTTTTAATGACCATTTTTATAGTTTTGTAGACGACATACAAAACTTATATAATGATGATATTGATATAGCTAAAGTAAAAAATTATTTTTTAACATTAAGAAAAATAAATCCAAAATTAATTATTTTAACTTGGGATGAAAAAATATCAACTATTTATAAAAAAGAAATTGATAAAGGTAACTTAAATTTTTTTCTAGATAAAGAATATGATTCAGATTTAGAAGGAACCTCCTATAATAATAAAATATTAGAAGGTATATCTAGGTTAAGAGATAAGATTAAAAATATGGATGATGAAAATAAAGAAAAATCTATGAAATACATTCAAAATTTAACAAAATTAAGTAATATTTATTTTAATAAATAATTTAATTTATATAAGTTTAAATAAATAATTTTATATAAATAAAATGACAACTGAAAAGGTTCCTGAAGAATTTTTGAAAGTTATTACCGATTTTGTCGCAGATTTGAGAAATACGTTTCCGGAGTACGATCCATTGATAAATAAATGGTGGAAGAAAGATGAAGAGTATAATTATATTGAAGAAGAAGAAGAAAGAAAAAAAGCGATTGATAAAGCACATATAATAAGTTCTAAGATAGTCTTTGAATTTTGTAAGAAAAAAATGCCTCCAAGATTTTTTGATATATTATACCAAAATGAAGATATATTTAATGAAGATTCAACCCATGATACAGAATTTTTACCACATATTTATTTCAAAAACTTATGGCAGTTCGATATTAGTCAACAAACAAAAGATACGATGTGGAAATATTTACAATTAATTATGTTTTCTATAGTAGGATCATTAGATAATAAAGATGTATTTGGTGATACAGCAAAAATGTTTGAAGCTATCAATCAAGATGATTTTAAAGAGAAATTACAAGAAACATTAACAAAAATACAAGAGTTATTTTCTAATAAATCTGAATCACCTTTTAAAACTAATTTAACAGAAGATATGCCTAACGTAGATGATATACAATCTCATATTTCTGGAATGTTAGATGGTAAATTAGGTAGATTAGCAAAAGAAATTGCTGAAGAAACAGCATCAAATATAAATTTAGATGTAAACGAAGAATCAAATGTACAAGATATATTAAGTGGATTAATCAAGAATCCTTCTAAATTAATGGGATTAGTAAAGACAGTAAGTGATAAATTAGATACAAAAATGAAATCTGGTGAAATAAAAGAAAGTGAATTAATAAGTGAAGCAACCGATTTAATGAATAAAATGAAAAGTATGGATGGCATGGGAGATATACAAGCTATGTTAAGTAAAATGGGTATGAATGGAAAAGTCAATAAAGGAGCTATGGAAGCACAATTAGAAAGAAATTTGAAAATGGCTAAAACAAAGGAACGAATGAAAAATAGTATGGAAGCAAATAAACAATCAAAATTAAATGAGTCTAATAATGTACCAGAAATGCAAAATAGTGAACCCCAATATAGTGAACAAGAACTTTTAGATATATTTAGTAATGATGATGAATCAAAAAAGAAAGTTAATAAAAACCAAAAGAAGAAGAAAAAAAAACAAAAATAGTTGTGTAATAACTTTTTAAAAGCTTATATATATATAATGACAGTCAAGTTTTGGGCAAACAATCCATATATTTTATTAAAAAAAAAATTTATTTTTGATATTTGGCCGACACCTCAAATGTGCTATGAAGAAAAATTAAATGCTATTACGAGATTAATTATACTATTTACAATAGCTGGTTTTTTGTTAACTTACTCTTATAGATTATTAATTGTAGGAATATTTACAATATTTGTTATCTATTATTTATATGTTTATAATAAACCTAAGCTTACAAAAGACAAATTAAAAGAGGCTTTTACTGTGGACAATAATAAAGTTTATGATTTGGCTCCAAACTCATATTCTACAAGTAAAATAGTAAATCCAGTTACCCTCGAATCAGTTGCATTAAATGAAATAAAAGAATCTAATAAAAAAAATCCATTTGGTAATGTTTTATTAACTCAGATTGAAGATGAGCCAAACAGAAATCCAGCAGCTCCTGCATTTAACCCAGAAATAGACGAAAATATTACTAAAAATGTTAAAAAAGCAGTTCAATATATGAATCCTGGTATTAAAAATACAGATAAACAATTATATAGTAGTTTATGGGATAAGTTTGAACTAGACCAATCAAATAGATCATTTTACAGTACAGCAAATACCAGAGTTACTAATGACCAATCTGCATTTGCCCAATATTTATATGGAGATATGCCTTCCGCAAAAGGAAGTAGTATGGAAGATAATATACAACGAGAAAAGGATAACTATAGATATATATTATATTAATTAAGTAAAATAATTTAGTGAAAAAAATTTATATACATATGTATATAATATGTCAAATTATACCTTTGATCAAATGTCCCGTATTGGACTAGATGATTGTTGCATATCACAAACTAATATTCAAAATGTAACTGCTTGTAATTATACATTACAAAATTATTTTGCTTCAGATTGTTCTATGAAAAAACCAATTGATTTAGCAACATCTCAACCTGGTATAATGTATAATGGAGGATATAATTCTGGCGCTGGAGGATGTAATATTAATGAATCATCCAATTTATTGATAGGGACAATTCAAACACATCCTAAATGCAAAATTAATTTATATCAACGACCTTTTGCTACTGTTCCTTATTTAGGTAAAGGTTCCGTTAATCCAATTGTTGAATCTCAAATTCAGCAAGGTGAATTACAAACAAATAAAAAAAGCGTAAACGGAATGAGCGAAAAAACTTTTTGGAAATTAACGCAAACACCTTTATTACCGGCTGTAAAAGAGAAACTTAATGATCCGGCTTATTCTGTTGAAACATCCGCAGATCCTGGATGGATAAGAGGTGGGTTACCTTCTCGCGAATTAACCAGAGATGTTGATTTTAAAACAAAGCATACTGATAAACAATATATATAAAAAATAATATTAAAAGATAATCAATTATATAAATAAATGTATAATATAATTGATTTTAATCAATATGAATCTACAGAAGAGTATCAAAATTGTATATTAAAGGCATTTAATATGCAAAATTATGATGAATCTATAATATCCACAATACAAGATGAACTTTATAAACAAATTGTATCTCATCAACAATTTCATTTATTAAAACCAATTTTAACTACACTAGCTCATAAATGGCTAGTTGAGGATATAAAATTAGGTTTTATTACTTTATTCTCATATGATTATTTCTATATTACCAATAAATTAATTAATAAATTTATAAATAATAATATAATTTGTGAGAAGATAATAAGTAATTTAAATATTATTATTAGTAATAATTAAATCAAATAAAATATCAGGTTATATTATATGGCTTCAACAAGAAATAAAAATACTCCTGGAAATTATTGTCTTCAACAACGTAATTATAATTTATCTAATAATTATACATTATATCCTAATTCACAATATGGATATGCATATGATACAAAATTAGCTGGAAATGGATTACTTGCTGGGCAAATACCTGCAGATAAATTATCTAAAAATTCAAACGATATTGAATCCTTTTTATTTGGGATTAATTCTACTAATTTAGTTAATCCTGCACCTTGTTTTTATCCTAATTTAACTAATAATCCAATATTTAATATTTATAAAAATGAACCTACCTTAATGCCAACGCCTTTAACTTTAAGTAAAGAAAGACCATTTCCAATTGGTAATTAATACTCTGGGTTATGTTTTTTGAAAATACATCCTTGATTTGATAATCCTTTTATAGTAGAAGATACTAAAGATGGATTTTGAAATTTACAATTTGACATCCAAATTTTTATAATACAAAAATTTTTTTTTGGTGAAATGGTTATTCCGTTTATACAACTTACAAATTCATTATCATGACTTAAACTATTACCTACTATTGCATATGTTAATTCTTTCCAAACTGAAGTTACTGTTTTATTTGGAATTTTATAAGAAAAACTACCTCCATTTCTATTGTTTACATCTTCCCAAACCGGTTTTATACCTTTCTTCATAAAAAATAACATACAATTTTCTATTAATATTGGTGGTAGTGTCTCGCTTAAAGCAATTGTTTCTTCTACATGATTAAATGTATGAATATTTATATAACTATTAATACTCCAATCTGTATTATGAGGTAAATGAGCCCATAAAGTCCAATCAGATGATAATTTATGGAACGTATTATATTTATTATACGTTTCAGAAGAATCATTATAATGTATGTCATTTGTATTTGTATTCTCTTCTATAACCATTATAATGTTTATTAAAAAAATTTATTTATATTGTTTTAATTATTAATTATATAAATAAAATATTAAAAGTTATATTTTTATAACCATTAATCATGCCATTTATATAATTTCAGATTAATCTATTAATTTATAATCGTTTTTACATAGAACTATTGACTTTTTATTCAAAATAATTTCATTTGCAACATCGTCCAATATAGATACTTCAAATGTCTCGTTTAAATATTTACTATCAATTATTGAATTATAATAAAAATTCAATATATAAGCTATTACATCATTATTAATAACATTATTTATTATATAAAAATTATAATAACTCGTTTTTAAATCTATTTTAAAATGATATTCATCATCAAATATTAATTCTATTAATAAAAACTTTATTTCTGAATAAGCTAAATTAAAATCTTTTGGATGCAAAAAATTATAATCAGATTTATTTCTTGAATGGAGTATTATGTTATTTAATATATCCATTTCTATGTCAAAATTATTATATAAGATAAAATCATAGTCCAATATTGATCTATCATTTTCAGTAATATCTAAGTTTGAAATTAAATTTGAGTTAGATGAAAATAAACATGTTCCATCTTTAATAAAAAAAATATCATTATTTTCTTTAAAAAACCCTATATCTCTCATATAAAATAATATTTTCTTCTTATATAATTTATATTTTATATCCATTAAACTTTTATAATATATTATATTATCAGTCAAAGAAAACATTATATTATTAATAGTTATATTATATTTTTTAATTAAAAGAAATGAGGTCCAACAAAATAGACTTGCTGCAAAATAATAACCGATCATAATATTTATATAAATCAAATTATTTTTAAATATAATTAGTTAAATATAATTTTATTAACTTTGATACATAGGAGATGATGAATAAAATGTATTAGTAAAATCATTATTATTACTATTTTTAATCTTATTATTTGTGGGAACAACTATATAAGGTTTGTTATAATAAACTGGATTTGTATTTATATCATATTCGGGATTATAAATTAAAATATTTCCTTTACCATCTATTGTAACTTTATTATCAGAGTTAATAAAAATATTTTCACACTTATTAGAAAAATTACCACTAGAAAAATCATATCCTAAAACAAAAATAAGTAATCCAATAATAAATGTCATTAATATAAATGGAACTAGAACAATTATCCACGCTATAGTAACAAGCCCTTTTTTACATAACAATATTAATAATGCAGAAACTAGAATACCTGAAATACATTTCTCAAATGACTCATTTATTTTTTCTTGATAAAAATCAATTAATATCTGAATTATAGTAAAAAATATATATACTAATGCTGGAGGACAAATATCTATCATTATTATATTCATTAGATTATTTTTCAGATAAGCAAAATTTATTCATGTTTTTCAAAAGAACATCACAATCTTTAACTCCATTCAAATGATTTTGAATACAATCATTATATAATTTTTTAAAGTGTTCACATTTATCTCCTTCACTTAATTTTAAAACATTAGGAGTTTCCTTCTTTTTCTCAATTATACTGTTAAATACATCAATAGCAGAAACATTATATTTCATTTATATATAACTATAATATAATTATATTGGATTTAACACAGCTCTTCCATCTTTATAATATCCTAATTTCTCTCCAGGCGATTCATCATCATTTAATTCAAAAATATCACCATTTTTCTCATCATTTGTACAAAATGTTACACCTCCTATAACAACTTCAAATAATTCAAAATCGTCATCATCATCATCATCTTCCTCATATTCTTCCTCTTCTTCTTCCTCTTCTTCTTCTATTTCTATTTCTTCATTTTCTCTAGCTATAACATCATCATTCTTTAAAGGCAAATTCAGTGGAGTTATTGGTATACTAGTTCCTTTTATTACTAAATTATCTGATTGTTTACTGATTTCAGAAATTTCAAGTTTAATATTTTCGTCTGAAATTTTTTTTTCTAATCTTGCTACCTTATCATTTAACGTATTAATTGATGAATTTAAACATTCAATTGACTTATGAATTAATGATAATTTATTACTTTCTAAGTCATCAGATAATTTTGTTTTATTACAAAGTGAATATAAATTTTCTGTAGTGGTAAAATTTTGGTTATAATCTTCAATTATAGAATCTACTATTTGTTTAATATGTGTAGTAAGTATATACTTTAAGTCATTTAATAAAGGTTGATATTTAACTGAATTGCTAGACATAATAAATAATATAGAATTATTCGTTTAATATGATTTAAAAAATAATTTATTTAAATCATATAAGTATGAATGATAAACAAAGCGACTGTATCAGTTTTGTAGAAACTGATAAAATGGATAGTTATGTAGAAATAGTTACTAGACAAACTGGTTATACTGACGATGAAGCAAGACAAAAATTATCTGAAAATAATTATGATTATATATTTGTCATTAAAGATTACATGGGAGTTACTACAAAAAAAGAACAAAAAACAAAATCTGTAAATCAAGAAATATTCGTCCAAATGAGAAATAAACTTAATTCTGCTTTGGATGAATATAATTCTAGAAAGGAGGAAGATAAAAAAATAAAGAATTAATTAGATTTTTTTTTATTTCTAGATGATATTTTTTTTACTGCTTGTTTTAAATTATTTGATGCAATTGGCAAAACAGGAACTACACCATACATAATACTATTTATATAATTTAATTTTTCAATATAAAATAAAATTAAAAATACTGATATAAATAATATAATTTTTATATAATTTTCTGATAAAAACGTATAAATATATTTAAATTGATCCATATATATATATATATATTGATTTATAAATATATTTATTATTGATAATTAGCACCAAATTTTTCATTTAATATAGTAGTTTTATTTGTTTTTAAAATATTTTTTTTAAATTGATATGTATTAGAAGGTATAACTTTATTATTTATAATAAAATCATCGTTATCTTCATGTAATTCTGGCATAATTCTAGTAAGGGGTTTTTCAACAACGAGAAATAATCTTTCATTTTTGAAAAGAGATCTATATTCTTGTATAGATAAATTACCATAAAATTTTTCTAATGTATGTTGGGGATTTGGTGCAGGTTTTACATTTTTCTTGTATTCGTATATTTTACAATAGATGAAGTTTAATAAATAATATCTCTCAAACTTTACTGAACTATCTATATTTTCATTCATTAAATATGCAGCAGCACATTCAGGACTACAAAAACATCCATAAACATGATAGGATTCACGGACAAAAAATTTTGGAATGAAAATAGGTGATGTATCAAAATCATATGTACACCAAAAACAAGCAGATTTTTTATCACTACAATTATTTAAATGTAAATTATGTTGTAATTGTTTTAATTTTGATGATATAATTTTTGAATCGTGTTTATATTGTTGATTATCTGAAATTAAATTAACTCTATCATTATCT